GGCAAATGTTCTATTTGGAACAGACCACCAAGGGGGATTAATAGATAGCGGGACAGGAACTTCTGCCGCTTATAACATAGGAGCATAATAAGAAACATATTTAAACATTAAATAACATAAAAACACATGGCAGATTTATCCATAACAAAAGCAAACTCTACGGACTTCTCAAATATAGACTATAAAGATACATCAACCTATACAGACCCAACCAAATTCTCAGACTTCTATGCCGTAGATAGTCTTAACACAGATGGCGCTTCTGGAATTAATGAGACAGAGTTTACTCCAGACTGGGCAACATGGCACGGTTACTATAGAAGCGTCCCAGAGTTCTCAGCGGTAATAGACAAACTAGCTTCATGGACGATAGGAAAAGGATACAAGTCAGATAAGGCAACAGAGGACAAGTTAAAGAGAATTAAGGGATTTGGCAAAGATAATTTTAACTCAATTCTAAAGAACACAATCAGGACTGCTCTGATTTGTGGAGATAGTTTTTCGGAAATCATACGAGATAAGGCTGGAAGATTAATTAATCTAAAACCACTAAATCCAGGCTCTATGAAAATAGTAGTTAATGACAAAGGGATAGTAAAGAGATATGAACAGGTAGCACAGGTAGCAGGGGTAAATAAGGTAGTTAATAAATTTGATGTTAAGGACATTTTCCATTTATCGTGGAACAGAATAGCAGATGAGATACATGGTATACCATTCGCTGAGAAAGTGGAAGAAATTATTAAGATGAAGATGGAGGGAATGAAAGACTTAAAAGTAGTTTTCCACAGGTACGTTAAACCAATTAATATAATTTATGTAGACACAGATGACGAGGCAGAGATAGCAGCGTTTAAATCCAAATGGGACAACGCATACAAGAGCACAGAGAATTTAATTCTACCAAACAACACCGTAAGTAAAGTGGAGAGAGTATCAGTTCCGCAGTATTCTACACTAGACCCACTCCCATGGTTAAAATATTTATCAAGAGTATTTGTAACAACGTGCGGAGTTCCAGAAGTAGTTATGGGTTGGGGAGAGGAAACTACAGAGGCGTCGGCTAAAGTAATTTATCTAGCGTTCCAACAGACTATAGAAGATTTACAACTCTGCGTGGAGTTAGAATTAAAAATGCAATTAGGAGTGGAAATTAATCTGGAATTTCCAGCAAGTATAGAACCAGAGGCAGAAACTAAAGAGAAATCAATATCAAGCGACGAGAAGAAAGACGGAAATAAAACAAAACAGATGGGAGTAGACCCGTCTAAAGACCAAGAATAATGGCTAAAAAAGTAGTAGACTGGAGATTAGTAGGAATAGGTATTATGTGCCTAACCGTCATAGAGTTAACTGCTCTAATGATGGGTGTTAATGGGTTATTAATGACGACTATAATAGGAATTATAGCACTAGCGATAGGAGTAACATTACCTAGTCCAATAAGAATTAAGTGAAAGGAGGTTTAAAAATGGAAGAAAAAGAACTAGATAAATCTGACCTAGAGAGAAAAGCGGAAGAAGTGAACGAGGGGAGAACTCCTACTCCGATGGGAGACGCAGGGACGTCAAGCAATTCTCCACTAGAAGAAATTAAGAAACTAAACCAAGATACAAAGAAAATGTTAGAGAAGATGGAGAGCGAGAGGACAAGAATGGAGAAGAACATAGCAGAACTATGGGCGTCTGGAAGAAGTATCGCAGGACAGAAACCGCAGGAGATGACACAAGAGGAGAAAGACCAAGAAGCAGCGAACACCATAATGAAAATGTTAAAATGAGTTTACTAACACTAGGGGTTTGGGTATTGGTATTTGAAGGATTAGTCGGAATTACTTTAAAATTAATTCAATTAATAAGAGAGAGATAAAATGCACTTGTATTTCATGACGAGGGGGATTAAACAAAACAGGGATTTGTTTGTGAAATTCATGGAAACCCAAATGTTTAATTGGAAGACTAAGGATTTGAAAACAGGTAAGGACGTATGGCAAACTGTGCAGGGTGCTCTGCGTCCAGTAGAGTTATGGGAGTATGTTTTTCCAGAAGAAAGTCTAGGGGAAGTATTAGAGATGTTAAAAATAAACCCTAAAAATCAGGAGAAATACGGAAATTTAAGTCAGAGTTTACAATTAAAAACACTAAGAAAAATGTTAAACGCTGAGCCAATTCCAGAAGATACGGAATTAAAACAAACTCATTTTGTCTTCGTTAATGGAATGGGAATACACCCAATAGGGATTAAGAAAGATGAATTTAAAGATGTAAAAGAGTGGAATAGGGGACAAGAAATGCTTTAGTAAAGTTTAAATAGAATGGAATTTAATACTTAATCATGGCACGTGAAGCAACCAAGATAGAACTATATGGCGACAACAACGATGGCGGTAATAGAAGATTTACCGTAGCGTCTAACGCAGCAATAGTTAAAGGAACATTTCTAAAATTCGCTGGCCCAAGAACAGCAAGTGCAAGCGCAGGAACAGGGGATTTTTTCGCGGGTATCGCTTCTATGGAGAAAGTAAATAACGATTATTCTACTTCTATAAGCGCATGGACTAATGGTATTTTTGAATGCACAGCGAGCGGAGCAATAACAGCAGGAGATTTATTAAAATCTGCAGCGCCAGGAAACTATGTAATAACGTGCACAACAAACGCAACAAGTCAAGCAGTAGTAATAGGTTATGCTCTAGAAACTGCAGCAGCAGATGAAACTCTAGCAGTGAGAATTAATGTATAAAATGGAAGAAGAAGAAAAACAACCAGAAGAAGAAGAAGAGGCTAAGGAATAATGGCAGAAGAAGTAGGCACAGCAAATCTCAGGGCAGAAGTAGTAGATAGAGTTATAAAAGGATTTGCAGTAGCGAGTTATAAATTCAAACAGGCATGTACAATATCTGGTATGAACGCATGGAAAGGCACATTTTTCAGAGAGACTTCTACAGCACTAACGGCTAACGCAACTACAGGAGATACTGCTCAGACAATTAGAGGACTACCAAGAGGGGCAAATTTTCCACAGGCAGTAGTTACATGGACTGAAGTACCATCATACCAAGAGAAATATGGTTTAGAAGATAGTATTTTCTGGGAAGATATTTTAACAAATGACGTAGACGTTCAAGCAAGAACTATGTTCAGAATTGCAGAGGGAGTAGCCAAAGCAGTAGACGATGAAATATGGACTTGTTTAACTGACGGTAGAGCACCAACAGCAGGGGTTCAAACTCTAGTAATCGCACAAACTAAAGGATGGGAGGGAACAAGCGCAGCAATTATAGATGATTTAATGAACGCTAAACAGAAGATAGCCGAATACAATTATAACACAGAAAACGCTATGTGTTTTATATCGCCAAGAGACCACAGAAGTATAGTAACTTACTTGACAGGTAAGGGTGCACAATTCCCAGAAATAGGCCAAGCGATGGCAACCAACGGAAGAGCAGGAATACTCGTGGGTATACAATTAGTAGTTTCAAATTCAGTAGCAGCGTCTAAGGCGTTGGTAGTAATTCCTAAAATATGTGCGACGTGGAAAGAAGCAGTTACATTACAATCAACAGTAGTTCAAGACGCATATAAGGGAGTAAAAATCCGAGCGGTAGAGATAGGAAAGACACAAGTAACAGACCCTAACGCTATTGTATTAATTTCTAATACGCAGAATGTTTAAATAGTTTTAACTTCTAAGTAATTCATGGCATACTGGACAGGCGAAGAAAGAGACACCATTTCATGGGACGGAATTTTAAAGGCTAAAAATTTTAAAGGAGATATTTCACTATGTACAGGAGCACCACTAGGAACAGAAACAGACCCTACATGGAATGCACAGAGTGGAGCATTTGTCCCATACACAGGGGCGACTACGGATATAGATTTAGGTTCTAATAATTTTGACACTACGGGTTATATTTCTGGCGCGTTCTTCTGGGGAGATGGAAGTAATTTATCTAACCTACCCGCAGGCTCGGAAGTAGACCCAATTTTTAACGCAGTAAGCGCGGCAATCCATACGTCGCTAGCACTGGTAGACCCACACATAGCAGACAGTACGATACATTATATCAATACAGGATTTTTAACAGACGGTAGTGTTTACGCAGTAAGTGGTGCACTACTTGATGGAACAGTATACGCTGTTAGTGGGGCATTATTAGATGGGAGTGTGTATTCTGTATCTGGCGCTCTATTAGATGGAAGTGTCTACGCAGTATCAGGCGCTATCTTAGCAGAAGTAGACCCATTATTTGATGGAGCAAGTGCAGCAATATACGCATCATTAGCATTAGTAGACCCTCATATAGCCGACGGAACTATACACTTTACAAGTAATGCAATACACGCTTCTCTGGCATTAGTAGACCCACATATTGCAGACGGAACTATACACTTCACTAGCAACGGGCTCTGGGCGAGTATGAACATAATTAATACCGAATACCAAGGGACTAGTGGAGCATACATAGCACATGCAGCAGACAGTACTTCACCACACGGAGCAACATTAACTCAGACATATTTAACATTAACTTCTGGAGCAGTAACAGCGGACTTAACTACATCGGGCGCGGCACTAGTAAGAAATTTTTTAATAGGAACAGAAGCGAGCACTGCACTAACAGCGTCTAATTATACACAAGGGACGGTTTATTTGAAGTATACTTAAAA